GACGTCCTCAAGGACCCAGCCCTAATGAGGAACCTCACCACTCCCCAACTTGCTGATCTCCTCGACCAACTAAAGGATGCCACAAGTAAGAAGGGAAAGGTAGTCGTTCCAGAATCTCCTGCCCGCCTAGCAGAGCAACTCTCTAAGGGAGAGTGGTACTCTGCTCCTCACCTAGAGCTTCTATCCTCATGGCTCACCGAAGCAGTCAATGGGGAAAGGAAGAGGATTCTAGTATCCATGCCCCCTCGCCATGGTAAGTCAGAACTCATCTCCTTCTGGCTCCCTCTGTGGTTCCTAGCAAAATTTCCAAAAGGTAGAGTCATGCTTGCCAGCTACGAAGCAGACTTCGCTGCCACCTGGGGAAGGAGGGTGAGGAATGCGATAACGTATGAATACGGGGAGGACCTAGGGATCGCTGTAGATGAAAGTTCTCACGCTGCCGACAGATGGAACCTAACCTCTGGAGGAGGGATGACCTCAGCCGGAGCGGGTGGATCTCTAACAGGAAGAGGAGCCAACCTCCTCATTATCGATGACCCTATCAAGAACTCTGAGGAAGCAGCCTCTGAGGTTATCAGGGAGAAGCTTTGGGAGTGGTTCAAGACCACCGCCTTCTCTCGCCTTGAACCTGGAGCCCCTTGCATCATTGTTGCTACTCGTTGGCATGAAGACGACTTGATCGGTCGCCTTGAGCGTGAGGGGAGGAAGGACAATGGCGTGGTGTGGGATGTCATGAAGTTCCCTGCCATCGCCACCGAAGAAGATATCCTAGGAAGGAAGCCAGGAGAAGCCCTATGGCCAGCCCGTTACGATGAAAAGGCCATGGACGAAATTAAGAGGATCAACTCCCCTTACAACTGGTCAGCCCTATACCAGCAGAACCCTACCCCCGAGGAAGGTGGTGGAGTTAAGCGTAGCTGGTGGAAGTTCTACAAGACAGCCCCTTCTCGCTTCGATGTTGTCATCCAAGCCTGGGATATGGCAGTTAAGGATAAGGAGACCAATGACTTCACCGTAGGGCAGGTTTGGGGAAGAAAGGGAAGCGAGTTCTACCTCCTCCACCAGATAAGGGAGAGGATGAACATGCCAGACATCCTCCAAGCCATGAGGAACTTGACAGCCCTATACCCACAAGCTGTAGCCAAGGTTATTGAGGATGCAGCTTCTGGTCCTGCCGTTATCGCTATGCTACAGAAGGAGGTTTCTGGGATGATCCCATGGCCTCCTAAGGGAGCGAGAAGGGCAGACAAAGGAGTGAGGCTTAATGCGGTTACCCCTCTAATCGCTGCGGGGAACGTATACCTACCAGAGAATATGGATGGTACCAAGCCCTACTGGGTTGGGGAGTTCATGGAAGAGTGCGCTGCCTTCCCTAATGGGACCCATGATGACCAATTGGATGCCATGGTACATGGACTAACATACATGCAGCCTTCAGCATGGAGCTTTATCGCCAAGGAAGAGGCCATGAAGAAGCGTCCTAAGGAGCCAGAGACCACCGAGGAGCTAAGGAGGCAAGAGGTCCAGAGAAGTATCAAGAGATGGACTGATAAGAAGGCTAGGCAGGTTAATTCTAGGAACGAACTTGGCCTAAGCCGTAATATCTATAAGCCTTCGTAGTACAATACTTGGAGGATCTTATGTTCTTTAGCGGTAGGTACAAGACATATCTCAAGCAACTCCTAGAACAGGAGAAGCTGATAAATAGGCTAAAGCGTAGCCTTGACGAGAAGGATGATGCCTACCTGAAGCTCCTAGAGGAGTTCAGGAAGTATAGGGAAGAGAATCAACCCAAGGTATGGGTAGCGCAAGATGGGGCACCACCAATGCCTACAACTCAAGCGCAGAGAATTAAGCGCATCAACTACCCACAAGATCGGGGAACAAATAGCCCCGAAGCGACAAAGGAGAGACTAGTCGAACTCTTTGGCGATCCTGGTGATAAGAAGTATGGCAACTAAGAATCAGAGTCCTTGGAGAATACCGGACCTAGACGCATCTGACATGGAGATCCTTGAATTCTTCAAGCGATACTTCAATAAGATGAGCATTTATAGGTCAAGGTCCATGGATAGACCCGCCATGTCCATTTACTACCACCTTGGTAGACAATGGATTGAAAGGGACAGTAGGATCTTGGTTGATGGAGTTAGAGGATTCTCCTTCAAGGACATTGACCAGCCCGAAGGGGCAACGCTTCCTAGACCAGTTACCAACATCATCACTGGATCAGTTGAGATGGAAGTCTCTGCCCTAGGTAGAAGGGAACTTACTGCCATTGTCGTTACCACCTCAAAGGACCCAAGGCTTGAAGAAGCAACCAAGGCAGCACAGGAGATCCTTGAAGCGAGGCTTGCCGCGAACAACTGGCCTGAGCTTAGAGAGTTTGTAACCCTCCTCACAATTGTAACTGGTACTGGCTGCTTGAAGTCTTACTGGGATGAAACTTGGGAAGACACAACCATGAAGCCAAAGACCCAGACTGCCATGTGTCAGGAGTGTGGGTATGTGATTGCCGAGCCTGAGGTTGGTTTGGTCAAGGGACAGGAGCTAGGGATCTTTGATCCTATGGCCACCCCTGAGCAGATCTCCGAGGTTCACCCACCAAGTCCAGATCCTAACCCCACCGAAGCTAAGTTCGTCCTAAGCGTCTGCCCTCACTGCGGAGGACAACTAGCACCATTCCCTGTGGATGAAGGACTAGCACAGAATGGGATGGATAGCTACAACCAGCCTCTAGGACAGGAGAGGCCGAAGGGAAACACCGCGATGGAGGTTGTTACCGTCTTCGATCTCTACCCTGAGAACTCGGGGGTGAACTCTGAGCCACACAACGCTAAGGTCTGGGGACAATGCACACCAAGAAGCATTGACTGGATCTGTGCAAGGTACCCAGAGTATAAGGATAGAATCGAACCTGATGATCCAGTTGAAATCATGAGATGGCACCCTCTCCTTGGAGAGTGGAGCCTCCTTGGACGCTACGACCACGGCTTGGACTCTGGAATCTTCGAAGACTATGCCCTTGTACATGAACTAACTGTAGATAAGAACCATAGGTTCCCTGAGGGGCGTAGGATTGTCACTGTAGGTGATGTTGTCCTATACAACGGTCCTCTCTATAGGACCGTGGATTCTCCACAGGGTCCAGTAAGTGTTCCTCTTGTTAAGTATGCTGCTGCTAGATGGAAGACTAGAGTAGGGGAGTTCTGGGGACAAAGCCTAGTCGATGATCTTATCTCTCCACAAAACAGGCTCAATGGAATCGACGCACAGATTGTTGAAGCAAGGGAGAGGATGGGATCACCTAACCTTCTAGCATCCGAAGCTATGGAACTTGAAGGTCCAGAGTACCGAGACCAGTATGGCCTTGGAAAGGTTATGCGTTACAAGGCAGACCCACTCTCTCCTGGTGCCAAGCCTGAAGTCTTCCAGGGACAGACCATGCCGGGAGAGGTTTATCAGGAAAGAGACCGCATCCTTGCAGACATGAAGATGATTGCTGGACCTCAGGACATCGAGCTTGGTGAAGCTCCAAAGAATATCACCACCACCTCAGGTCTCCAGCTTCTAGGAGAAAGGGCTGAAGCTAGAAGGGGTCCAAGGGAAAGATCCTTGATCGAGATGTATGAGAAGATCTGGAAGCATCAGCTTGAGTTGATCTGGGCTCTTAGAGACACTAGTGATGTCTATGAGATTCAGAACAAGGATGGTTCTTACGAAGAGAAGATGTTTGATAGGACTGTCATCATGGGACAGACCAAGGTGAAGATCGAGAAGCAAGCCTACGTTGACAAGAGTCTTGTCCAGAAGGAGGCGACAAGAGAGGCCATGGCTGATGGTTTGATTGTGGCTGATTCTCAGGTTGCAAGGAAGAAGATCCTAGAATTGCGTGGTCTGCCTACCAACATTAACGAAGACTTGAACCGCCAAGTTGACCTAGCCAAGCAGCAGTGGGTGGAGTTTGCCGACGAGGGAATTGTGCCTGTTGTTGACACCCTCCTTGATGACATGGCTATCCATTTCCAGGTTCTTGCTGAAATGGTTACCTCTGAAGAGGGTAAGAAGCTTCAGAAGGCTCTAGATTGGCCTGGAACAACTAAGCTGATTTCCGGTTGGGAGGAACAGCTTGGTCAGATGGAGATGGTGGATGCTCAAACAGTCGCCTTCTACGGAGGAAGACTCGACCCAGAGCAGGGAGCGCAGGCTTATGCGCAGGCGATGGTCAACTTCGACCAGCAGATGGACTCTTATGAGCAGACTTCTGCCCTTGGACAGCAGGCAGCAGAAGCTACTGGCATGGCTCCACCTATGGCACCACCGCCACAGCAGCCACCACCACCTATTTTCCTTCCTCCAGACAAGGCAACTAGGATTTACATGATCTGGAGCAACATGATCTTGAGGGGAATGCAGCAACAGCAGCCTTCTCCTATGCCTGGAGAGGGAGATGTCATGGCTGATCCTGCACAGGATGCTATGATGAAGGACCAATTCCTTCAGTTCATGTCAGTTGTGGCGGCTTATAAGCTTCTAGCTGAGGAGAGAGCCCTACAGATGACCATGGGAATGCCAGGAATGCCTGCTCCGGGCGCTCCAGGAGGACCGGCTGGTGGTGGAATGGCTCCAGGAGGAAATGCAGGTGGAATGCCACAGCCTCCAACTCCACCAGGACCACCTCAGAGCATGAATATGGCGGGAAGTAACCCAGGTGTAGGGTAAAATTGCATAGGGGGTGAAGAAAATGCCCAAGAAGAAGGTTAAGAAGAAGGCGAGAACTCAGGCGAAAGCCCTTGGAGGATACTAAATGGCTACTGTTGACGACGAAATTGAGAAGCAGGCCAGAAGGAGAGAGGCTCTTAGGAAGGGCGGAATCCCAATGGCGGACGAAGGACTACCAACCAAGAAGGACGACAGTCCTAGCAAGCTTGGTGCGATGGCAAGGGAGGGAGCAAAGCGTGGATTCGATGCCCTTAACCCACTTGCTGGTGTAATTAGAAGGAAGAAGGCCAAGGATCAGGCTAAGGCGTTGGAAGACGGATACTAATGGCGAAAATCTTGCCTTGTGACACTTGTAAGGGAGGGGCTTGGGGGCCAAAAACCGCAAAAAACCCCGAAGGAAGCCCTTTAGTGGTAGGTAAGTTGACCGAACCTACCATTTACAAGTGCTATAGATGCAAGAGAAGTAGAAAAATTGATGTGGTTACTTTCAACAGACTACCTGTTGTAAAGGAGCATGAAGCTCTTAACCACTTGTAACGTGTGGTATGTTAGTAATACAACGTCCCACTTATGGAGTAAGGAATGGACGATATTGACCAGATGATTGACGACGCAGTGGCGTCGTATAACGAGGCAGCAGCTGAGCCTACCTCAGATGCTCCAAAGGGTGAGGAGAGTGCAGCCTCTCCAGACCAGGAAACCCAAGCTGCTACAGCCAAGGAAGAGACACCTGAGACTGAGACCTCCGTTGCAAAGGGTAGCAACAAGGTCCAAGAGCTTGTTGACAAGAAGTACGGCGGGGACTGGGATAAGTTCCATGAGAGCTTGTA